TCGAACGTGTCAGCGTCGCGGCCAATGTCGATCACCTCGTTGGCGTCATCAGTTGGCGTTAGTGAGGTGTATTCACCTATCGCCAGCTTGTCGCCCATCTTCGCATCGACGTATTCAGTCCAGACATACAGCTTCACTGCAATTTCGCGACCGGCTTCGGCACCTTTTCGGCGCGTCTTGCTGCCATAGTCGCAATCGATGACGATCGGCGGCCCGTATGCTGGCTTGTTCCAGTCGTCTGTAACGGTCAGCGGCCAGATTGTGGCCTTCGCGGTATAACTCCAATTAGCGAGGCTGCTCATGTGAGATAGTCCCCATACTGATCTTGGCAATCACATTCATCAGTCGCACGAATGATTTCAAACCACTCGATATTTTTGGCGCTAATTTGCTGCCCGTTGCCTACAGGAACGAATAGACCATCCGTTTCACTGGCTTCTAACTTTAAATACCGTTCTATTACAAGCGGAGCGATAACGCGTCGGCGAAACTCTTTCACCTCACCATTAAGTCGGTAAATAATCGTCACACAAAGTGCGCGAATAATTGATATTGCCATCAACGACATCCTCCACCAACAACCATAAAGAGCCCTACTGGCGGCGACACCGTGATCGGCAATGCCGCGGTGCATCCGCCAGAGTCGATAACGCGCAATGCCTCGCGTAACTGGGTTAGACCATCTTCGCCGTAATCAAATGACCGTGAGGCACCAGACGGCGCTCCCTGCGATTTAATCTTCCTGGCCCCAGACGAGGCCGACATTAGACACATCGCATACAACTGGATCAGTTGCTGCGTGCATTCGTCATATCCGGCCCCGTCCAAGCAGTCTTGTATCTTCTCAAGCTGGCAAAACAGCAAATTCAACACGGCATCGGGGATGGCGTAGCCCAGTTCGGCCAACAACGCTTTTACATCAGATGCGGGGATCTGGGCTGCCATGGTTATTTTCCTTTTGCTTTAGCGTCCAAAGCGGCGACAGCATTATCAGCACGCTGTTTCTCCGCATCCAGCGCGGTCTTGTGCTCTGCCAACATTTTTTCGATAGTGGCTTTCAGTTCGGCAACTTCCACCAACGCTGCGTCTTTGGCTGCCACCTCCGCATCCAGCGCGGTCTGCAAGTCGAACAAGGCTTCCGAGCCAGGCAGGTTTTCAGAAGCCAGTACCGCTTTACCCACCAGCCAGGCTGGCAGCGTTTCACCTTCAAACACGTCGCCCTTTTTGAACGTGTGGCTATCGTGCGTGAGGATATATTTTTGTTTACTCATGAAGCCTCCATAAAAAAGGAGCCTAAGCCCCTTTTCTTATGATCTGGTGAACTGGACGTAACCCGCTTGTTTTTCCGCGTCGAACTTCAGTTCAACAGCTGCGGCGGCCATGGCAATGAAAACGTAGTCGTCTTCAGGGTTTTGACGCGCTTTAGGACGAATGGTTGGCGGCATGCCGTTCAACACTTCAACAACGTCACGACGCTTGGCAATGCCCAATATTTCATCTTCAGGTACGCGGCTGCCTGGAATGATGGCGGCAATGCCGGGGATCTCTTGCAAACGTGCCAAAATAGTTTTCGGGTAGTTCGCAACATAGTCAGTCGTGGAGGTATAAAACCAGTCGCTATAGTTAAGATACAACGTGAGCGGGGTGTAATAGTTCTTCGCATGCAGAGCCGCGATAACTGCAGTCAGCACTGCTACCCACTGCGGACCGGTAGCAGAAGACAGATCTAGGCCGTGCACACCAGTTGCGCGGTTAGGCGCGGTGCGTAAGCCGTAGATTGTTGAACCCGCCACCTTGATGGTCTGGTCCCCGTTCAACGCCATGTCCTCGAGCTTTTCGGCCACTTTGCGCTGATGGTTCATGCGAGCGCCAGCATCCAGAGAATAACCCTCGGTTTGAGCGGCCAGCATTTGACGCCAGCCGAAGCTGAACGGTGAATCGATGATCGGCAACGGCGTGCCTTCATAATCGATGACCGGTTGGTCAGTTTTGGCCTTTCCGCGACCGTCCAGCGAGATATTCACTTCACCAGAATCTGAAATCGTCTGGAAATAGTGCACGATTTTGCCGAGAGGCATCGGCTTAGCAACTGATGCTGCCAAATCGCCGAATACGGCCAGAACATCGCGTTGAACCATGATGCCGTCGCGATCCCACTCTCCCCAGACATCTTTTGGCAGTACGGAAGCGTTACCGATCAGATCGTCGTAAGCCATACCGGTGTTTATGTCAAAGCGCATGCCGTTGCTTTCGGCTAGGCGTCTTTGCGCTCGTTCCCAGGTTCGACGCTGATTAATGATCAGCTCCTGTTGAGCCTTAGTAAATCGAAGCATTGTGTTCTCCTTAAGCCTTGACGTATGCGTTGACAATGACGATATCGCCAAAGCCTTGGGTAGCCAGCGTGCGACCAGCCTTTTCATCGAACGCGGCATAAACCACGTTGCCAGCGACCGCTGCTCTAAATACACCGCCTGTGCCGATAGTCAGTTCCTGCCCAATCGTGTAAGCCCCGGCAACGAGCTGGACGTTGTATTCCTGATCGACCTCAACGCGGTAAAGCACTGCCGTATCGCCAACCGCGTAAGCGGTATCAATCGCCTGGCCGATGAAGCGACGATTACCCAGAATGAAGTTACGTCCGGTTGCGTCAGTGGCGGCCACGCCTTGGTTACTGGCATTGCGCTTTACGGCAATACCAGGCAAATACGCGCCAACGATGGGAATGTTGATAGTTTCTGGCTCACGCTCTGCGGGGCCGCGATAAATGACATGTGCCACCATTATTTAGTCTCCTCAAAGCCTGCGTTGATGTTGTAGTCCTTCCACTGGTCGCCTTCCGCGTTCGGCTGGAAGGATGTGTTCAGGCCTTGGCTGCTCTGGCAATTGGCATAAAGCTTATCCAGAGCCTTACCAGCCAGATCTGCGACTTCTTCATCGCTCATATTCATGGCCAGCTTCACCGCTTCGCGCTTGATCTTGATTTCGCTCTCAGCGCTAGCGTTCATTTGCGACTTCAGGCCAACAATCTCTTCTTTCAGCGGCAATACAGCGGCGTTAATCGCTGCTGTTAGCGCATCAGTGTTGATAGCTGGCGATACTGGCGCATTCAGTTGGTTGTACGCGTCCAGTAACTCGGCATCGGTCTTGCCTTCGGTCGGCTTACCGGCTTCTTTCAGCGCATTGATAATGATGTTTTTCATCGGATCCTCTCCGTTGGTTTTAATTTCGTACTCAGTGGGTTTGCGCACGACTTCTACAGGTTCGCCGACGAATTCGGCCTCTCCGTCATCGTCGATGAGGTACTTCTGTTGCAGGATTTTTTCACGGATGCTGTAGATGAACTTGTCTGGCCATATAGTGTCCGGCCAAAGATATTCTTCTGTTGGGTAAGCGGCGCGCAGCATTCTGGTAATTGCGCGTTGAATATCGTCAAACGAGTAACCGGAAGCGTTGGTGAAGAAAAATTTTGTCTTATTCCACAGGCCTTCTTTCGTGCAGTCGGCAGCCTCAGATAGGTTTACAGTTTCAATCTCCTGCTCTGTACCATCGGCATTCACGAAAATGCCCACCCCTTCAGACGGGGTTCCAGCGCCAGACTCATTGAGCAGGATCGCAACATGGTCATACATCTGGTTCGTTGCTATTTCGCTGTAGCGCTTTCCCTTGGATTCGCCATTGGCGGCGATACCGGAGTAAAAGAGCCCGGTTGAAATGTGGATCGGTTCAACATTTTTACCAGCGGCCATGTCATCCAGCCGGTTAACCAGCGTCTTTCCATGCTCGCTGCTTTCTGCGTATCGGCGATCAACATACATGTCGCCACTGACCTTACCGTTGGTGTGAACGACATCCTGAAACCATGCTCCGACGTGGTAATCATTGACCGCCTGGACGTCACGGGCACTGACATGTTTGCCGTTCACTTTTGGGTGACCGAGTGGCATTGGCGTGCGCTCGAGCGTCTTATAGCCCTTCTCAATTTCTGCTGTCGGGTACAATTTCTTGTTCATCACAATATCGTCAACGACAGGCGTAACGCCGCGCACCACGATATGTGGCTTCCCGTTGATGTCTTGTTCAGTGATATTGGATGTAGAGTTGATGACCGACAGCACGTTAACGCGGTAGCGTTTCATGCTGTGACCTCATTAATTGGAAGTGATTTTAAAAGTCCGTATCAGGCAGCCTTTGCATATTCATCTTGCCACTGCTGTCTCTCTTTAAAGAGCTTATCGACAAGCCCCTCGTTAACAATCTTGCCCTGTTCGTCAACAATTACCGGGATCTGGCTGCAATAGCAGTTATACCGGTTACCGTTCTGTGCATACCAGTCGCGCACCTCTTCGACCGTATACGTTTTTCCGTGCCTGGAAGCATGCCATGGACGGGTTGTGGACTTCAAAGCTGAGAGATGCAAGAGCTTTGTATTTAGGCCTAGTCGTTCCCTTGCCCAGTCGGTTTCGTTCCACTGAGCCTCTCGCAACGCGCCCACTTGCTCTGTCTGGGCAATCGTCTTTGCCCTGGACATCGAAACATCAAGGCGCTTGCTGATCACCTTCATGGTTTCGCGCGGGTTTATACCTCGCCCAATCGCATCCGAAATAATGTTGGCCAGGTCATTCCTCGCCGCGTCGCTTATGCCTACCCAGTCGCTATAGGTTGACACGTAAGCTGCGGCGACTTGGTTCAGATAACCAGGCGACGACAGCAACGCGGCCAGCGTGGTCTGCTGCGCATAGGACGCTGATTGCACTGAAAGGTTAGTAAAAGCGTTCAGCGTGCCGCGCTGGTACTCTTGCGCGACATATTGCAGCGCCCAGATATCCTGGCCGTTACCTTCCAACAGGTAATCGTCCAAAATAACCTGTACACGCTCGAGTAAGTGGGCCAATTGCGGCCCTGTCATGTCATAAACGAATGTACCGGCGTTGACCGCATAGAGCGTTTCGCCTGACATGAGGTAGGTTTCACTGGCGTTGCCGATCCGCTCTTGTCCAACAAGATTTTGGTCAAGAAGCTGACGCAGTGCCACCTTGATATCGTAATAGCGGTTTTCGATATCCCGGTTCATTCTGTTAACTTGCTTGTACGACTGGGTTGGGTCAACTTTGTTGCGGGGTATTACCGGGCTGTTTGGTCTCATCATCGGCGAGAGGGTCTGGCCGATTTTTTGGTTTGCCATCCTCGTTACCGCCGTCTAGAGATGGGTCCGTCTGCAGTTCACCCGCAGCGCGAACCTCATTTTCAGTTATTGCAGATCGCCCAAATGCGCGAGTGGTTTTTTCAGCCACTTCCGCCGTCTTGTTCATGTTCTCGATCTTGTCTGATTCGCTCGGTGCCAATAAATCTGACCATTGGACGGTTATCTCACCATCACTACCAGGTGTTTCTATAACCCCTAGCGTCCAGAACCGCGTCACTATTTCGATGATCAAGTCAGTCAGGAAGCCTTTACGGCGGGTCATGCGCGTCCGGGCCCAGTCTTTCATATCCTCGCCGGATGCCCGTTCACCCGTAATCTGTCCGATTATCACTTTTACGGGGATAGGCACTGTGGCAGCGAATGCGCTAAGCGCGGTTCGCCACGTTGGCTCCGGATCTGCAGCAGCAACAGAAAGAACCTCAGCGGTACCCGCCTGCATGAAGCTGGCTGCGTCGGTATTGTTGTTCATGCGCCGGACTTGCTCGTCGAGTGCGTCAGAAAGCCTTCCTTCATCAACGCCTAGCGCCTTGGCCAGTGCCGGAAAGTTGGTCTTCTCACTGAACGAGTAATTAAGTTGCCGGCTGGCGTTCTTCAGGAAACCTTCTGAAGATCCGCCGCTGACCTTTTCAATATCGAGGAGGTTGTTAAATCCAGCCTCAAGCAGAGATGTTCCCGAGCTTAAGTTATCGTCGTCAGCGCCTTCAGCCAGAATAATTACGCGGCTTGGGTGCACATCGATGATCCGCCCAGGCTTGCTATCCTTCTGGCCCTCGACCGGCAGTTCCATGAAGGAATACATGGTCGGCATGCCAAAGTCCTGGCTGTCTTCGTCGCTCTCCCATGATACTGGCTCGATCTGCGCTTCCCATACGGGTATCAGCCTCACCAGCGCACGCTCTTTAAGCAGCCTCACCGCAGCGGCATTAACCTCTTCACTCCACTTACCGCCGTCTTTGAGCTGTATCAGCAGTGCCGAATAGCGGCCAACAAGATTGCGGCGGTCCGCGCCCCGGATCTGCTTCCAGCAGCGCTTCAACAGCTTGTTGATTTTCTTATCCCACGGCGTTAACTGGGTTGAGTCTTTGCTTTTGTCTCCTTCGAATACTTCCGGGTAGTCCTCCCAGCAATCCAACATGCGCTTTACTGCGGCGCCGCCAATCGCGTTGCGTTTGTACGCCCGATAGAAATCCTCAAATGAAAGCTCTACCGGGTAACCGAACTCCTGGTAAAGCCGTTCTCGTTTAGTGTTACTGGTTCCGCCAAACAAACGAGAGATGTTATTTAGCCGATCTTTATATTGGCTATTGGCGGCTCGCTGGTGCTGCTTCATTTCACTTTCGTTCACAATGTCCCTCCGTCAGCGCGAGCGCACCAACATGCCAATGAATTGCGGTTCAGATAGTTCGGTTAGCGCGTAAACGGCTGAGTCGAGTCGGTCCGGTGACTTTTTGGCGGTAAACGGCACATACTCCATGTACTGATTTTCCAACATGTAGAGACTGCCGCGATGCGCAACGCGACCTTGCGCATAAAGCGCTGATATCGGTTCCGCTCGAGCGAATTTCCCCTTGCTGGCGTGTACGCGGATGATCCGCCCGGTAAACCCGGCATTGACCAGAGTATCCTCGGCCATATCGCCGCCCTGGTTCGTCTCGATCACGATGGCGTCAGCTTCATGTTGGTTGTAGGCTTCGATAGCCTTGGTGGCCCAGCCATTAGGTGAGTATTTCCCGCTGTAATCAGCATCGACCGAATACTGTCGTTCATCACCAACGCCATAAACACTGGCAACTGTTATCCCGGTTTCGTCGCTTTCGTCACTGTTAGTCGCCTGCGGGTCGATGGCCACGACGGTACGCATAAGTTCTTGAGTGATCCGCATCTCGTGAGCTGCGTTAACCATCTCCTCATTCCACAGCGCGCCCTCGGCGTTGAATCGCTTGGGATTCTGCATGTACTGCGCTTCCGCCGTTCTGCGATGCGAGAATAGGGAAACTCGGTGTGACTCGTTGTGTTTGAATGGCCATAGCCAGCCATCAGGCAAGCCGTGAACGATAGGAATTGCGTGAGTGTTTTCCGGGTAGACTTCAGCGTAGCTTTTGCTGTTATCAATGATCACCGGTAGGTTTAGGTGATGCCATTCTTCGCCGCTGCCACCGCGCAGCAGGTAACCACTCAGGTCGTTATAGTGGATGCGCTGCATTATCACGATGATCGGCGTCGTTTCGACGGCCAGTCGTGATTTTATGGTCTCGTTAAAGCGATTGTTCACCCCGTTACGAACGATATCGCTGTATGCGTCATCTGGCTTAACCGGGTCATCGATGATCAGCGCGCCCTGCCAACCAGGCTCCATGTGCCCGGCACGAAAGCCGGTAACCTGGCCAGCGGCAGAAGAAGCGTAAACACCGCCGCCATACTCATTCCACCACATCGCCTTGCTGTCAGCGTCGTCGCGTAACTCCATCGGCCACATGGCCTGAAAGAGCTTGGACTTAACCATGCTTCGCGTGGTCGATGAGTTGAGCAACGCCAAGTTATGCGAATATGACAGGTGCATGAAGCGAGCGCGATTGTTCAGCGCCAGGCCTCGCCCCATCATATTGATGGTCGCCAGTTCGGTCTTGGTATAACCAGGGGGAACGTTAATGATTAGGCGCTGTATTTCACCGCTTACAACCCTGTCCAGCGCGTCCTGAATAACTTTGTGATGCGGCGCGACAATCATCTTGCCGCCAGTGCGCTGCTTGAAGAAATAGCGGCTAAAGTACAGGCCGTCCTCTTCACATTCTATCTTGCGGGCATAGTTCCGCTGCTCAACAGTCGTCATCCTCCAACATCTCCTGTCGAGCCTGCTTGTACTCATCACGCGTTAACGTGGCTGACTCAATCGGGCCACCATTTTTACCGGTATGCTCTACTTTCTGCCTGTTCGTGTACGCGTCCCCCATCTCTTTGGCTGCCTGCTCCAAAACTTGAACGGTAAGAGGGAAGTTTTTCATTTTCTCTGTACTGGTCGCTATCCGGTCGAGAACTCGCAACCTGTATGCCTTGTTGGCGATCGGGATATCAGCCATCTCGTTCTGGAAGCGTTCGCGTGTGGCGTAGAACATGCCTACCCACTTCTTAGCCAACCCTTTACTGCTAGCCTTCGTCGGGTCGTGAGCCTCCGCTTGCTGCCTTGTAATCGTCACCTTAAATTCTTTATGGACAGACTCAACCACCTGTGATGGGGTATCGAAGCACGCAAGCGATTGAATGATGAAGGCTTTAATCTCTGGTTTTAATGCCGCCATGTTTCACCATCCGTCCATACCAGTCTATAATTTATGCCAGTCGCAGCATGCATGTACCGCACGCCCTGGCAATGTCGAGATGTGCAACCTCCGCCGGTCTGCTTGCCGCATCAACCATTTCCTGTACTTCTTTACTGGCACCGTATCGACGCACAACGCCAACGAACTCTTCCACATCATGGCCACGCAGTTTTAGCTTAGGCGCGCCCTCTCGAGTGAATTTAGGGGCCCCAAACTCATCAGTGGCTTGCGCTATGTGATAGAGCTCATGCTCAACCAGCGCGCAAAACTCTACGTCGTTGCATTGGGCGCAGTAGTCGGCAGCTAACGTAATGATGAAGTTAGGCACATGCCCGAACCACTCATACATCTGCTGTTCCATTCGCGCCTTTTGCCAGCCGCCAGCGCGCATCATTACTTCCTCAGCTTGACCGAGTACTGAGCGCCCTTGCTTTTCAAAAACGTTCGATGCCCACAAAAAGCAAATGTCTGCATCAATCAGGTGGGAGTGATCTGGGTTATATAACCGCCCTTCTTCACTTAATATCTGGCTTATCAGCCACTCATGTACTTCATTGGCAGGAATAAGGCTGATGTAAGGTTTAACGTCTGGCGAGTTAACCCAATTTAATGGGGGGTACGGCCTTCTGTTATCCATTTAGAACAATCCTCTACCTATTAAAATACAACACTCGCAATTACTGAGACCTGCATACTTTAAAACCTGTATAAAACTCTGAAAAAGCCATCATTACGACAGCTTTTGCAGAACTTTATAAATCAGCTCACTGCGATATTTGCAAAACCACCGGCATTAGCTTTAACCCATGCCTTTGTCGGCGGCGTGATAGTCATCCAAGTGTTCACAATGTGACCTTTGGTGTTGGCTGGCGGAGCCTCATCGGCATCAACCATGATGACCAAGCCATTCAACACCTGCAGCGTCTTTGTCTGCGTACCATCTGACAGTTGAACCCATGTGCTGCCAATTGTTTGAACCACCGTCCTTACAGTCATGATGGCCTCACTCGAACATGCTGATATAAGCGGTCATCTTTTCGATGATGGCTCGGGTTTTCTCGGTCGGAGTCTGCTGCTTCCCTTCTTCCTCTTCGTCGCTAGGCGCGGTGTATTCAGCGGTGAACAGCTCATAGCGGACTTGGCTTTCACTGATGAACTCTTTCGCCTGACGAAATGCCTCCGGATCCAGCGACAGAGTGCGGAACAGTTGGATTCTGAAATCGTTTTTTTCTGTCATGTTAGCCTCAAGGGTTTACGAAACGCTGGATTAGCAGGTCGATAGCGGTAATGGTGATCGTCTGCGTGGACTGGTTATCAAGCCCGACCATAATTCCCTGCGTTGTGAATGGGTCTAAGGCGTCGAGCGTGTACGAAGTCAATACAGCATCACGGTTGGTTATCGGAGTGCCAGTGACTTTCACACAACTCTGACTGCCAACAATCGTTGTTCCATTGGACCGCCTAGTTTGAATGAACCACTCTCGGGCGCTTCCAGATGATCCACCGATGGTGCCGGTGATGCGCGTCCTGATAACCACACCGCTCTGACTTGCCAGTGCCGGGAAAAACAGCAGATTGCCCACCCTGGTAACGCCTGCAGTATTCGACGTGGCGGCAAGCAAGTTAAGCGCTGCGAAATTCTGGAATACGCCGTTGTTGATATTCTGGCTACCAGTCCATGTGAATAGGCTTTGCAAATAAGGCTGTACAGCGGCAACGGGCAGGCCGAGCGATAGAACTTGGTTGGGCGAGGTGCCGGATATTGTCGCTGTAGCAGGCTGTCCTGCTGGCAGTGTTGTTACAGTACCAATGGTAAGCACGTTACCCGGCCCAGGCTCGCCACCTCCATTGCCTAACCCGCCATCTGGAAATAATCCCATTATCAATCCTCTTTTTTCCGGACCTGACATTTTTGTTTGATTGGGACCGCCTTCACTTCAGTCCTGATGCATTTTTTTCCTAGCCAGTCCCATCGCAAATAATGGGAAATAATGAGGATTGGAAAAGCCCAGCGACGAACTTTAATCTCACATACCAGGTTGCATATCATGGCTTACCACCTTTCTGGTTGATTCGATCTTCCTGATATCGGCCTTATCGCGGTTGCAGTTCTCAATGACCTCCAACAACTGGTCATTCCAGATGACACTGCCACCGTACGTGAGAGGTAATTCGGGCAATGGGGGAATACAGTCAGCGGTCAGGCTAGCGGGGATAGGCACCACTGGTACCGGAACGTATTTTACCCGCTCGGTTGAGCAGCCCGTCAGCGACATCCCTATCAACAGCGTCGCGAGAGCAGGCAGACTTTGCCAGTATGGTTTTGTAGACCACTCTGACAGGTTCGCTGTCGTTTGCGTTTTTTTGCTTTGCATCTTCATTAGCCTTAGCGATATCGTTGAACAGGTTCATTGTGGTAATGACATTGCCTGTTATCTTTTCTGCGCTATCTCTTTCATCCATGGCTTGAGATAGAGCCTTGCCCACATCAACGGATTGGCCGTGATAGTGAAACGCCAGACCGCCAAGACAGATGGCCACCAGCAACAGGCCGCTCAATGCATATTTCATTTTTGGCTCCACGTGCAGACCTCATGCTCTACTTCCCTGCGATTCATCAGTCCTTTCCACTGTTTGCCACCAGCATAAATCCACTGCCGCAGGCCCGCGCACGCGCCCACGTAATCACCAGCATTGAGTCTACGCAGCAGCGACGAGCGCTCGAACGCGTACACGCCTACGTTGTAGCTGAAGCTGATCAGCGCAGCCTTCTGGTGTTCGGTAGCTGGAACTTTTACAGAGCGCTGTACTGACCGCGAGAACGGCACCAGGTCTTTCTCCAGCATCGCCTTGCATTCCGCTGGCGTGTACTTTTTGCCGATAACGATGTCTGTGCCCGTATGCCCATAACAAACAGTCAGCACACCGGCCACATCGTAATAAGGCTCATAACGGACGCCCTCGAGTTCAGGGATAAGCACAGCGGCGATCGCCAGCGCACCGCCACTGGTGGCGGCGATAATCTTGTTCCTCAGACTGGGGGTCATATCAGATCTCGTTCGGAGCTTTTGAGCCTAATTCGGCAATAACTTGAGCTGTGGCAGAGGGGTTCTGTGCGCTGGTCTTGGTGAGAATGTCCTGCAGTATTCTGGTGCGCTTTATTTGCTCTCGCCTGTTCAGCAGGTAGGTTAAGACACCTAGCGCGATACTGAAGGCCACGCCGATGATAAATCCCCAGTCCTGCAGCGATAGGCTAGCAAAGAAGGCGGTAAGACCAGCACTGCCATATGTGGCGTTACTGTACTTGTCGTCCATCTTCATGATCTCCACCTCCCGGCTGTCGGGGTGTGCTGTTGTCAATAAAAAAGGCCACGCGTTAGCGCAGCCTTGGCTGGATATGAAAAAACCCGCACGGCGGCGGGTTCTTTTAATTCTGTTCATGTGACAGGCGTTAATTTCCCATCATGTGAATGAAATTAGTCCATTTTCGCCAAAGTGTCAATCGCTCCTATGACGTCACCGTTGCCAGTATTGCATCAGTGTCACTCTCCTCCTTGTAGCACTGGGTTACCAGTTGCTCATAGAGCGGCTTATAGTCACGGCGCCACGTTGTTTCGGCGATATCCATGCCCACCAACGCCAGAGCCTTACGCACCTGCTCGGCGGGCAACCGCGCGAATCCGCGCCCGCTGCACTTACAGCACTCTTTCGTTATGGGGATCCCAGCTGCTTTGCTTTTTATCTTATCGACCACGACGCCTCGGCCGTGACAGCGGCAGGCATTACTGATCACCTTCTTGCCTTTGCATTCCGGGCATAGAACCCGTGTTGTTTCGCGTAGCTTGCGGTGAACCTCAAACACTGAGGGGGTAATCTCCCCTCCCCACTCTTTGCTCACGCGCACAATGCCTTTTGCCACCCACGGCATATGCGCCTTGGTAGTGAACACCTCCACGGCAATAAATCCATTACCCGAGCAGCAATCGCAGGGCCGCGTGCTGGCCGCACTGCGCGAGTAATCCTGATAGGCGAATACGGTCATCACCGCCAGCGCGCGGAGCTGCACGTCTTCAGCATGCTTGGTCATAGCCCTATGCTTGATTGCCAGCTTACGAGCAATTGCAAAGAGACTATGCACGGCGCTGGCCGGTGCGCTAACCCCCTGCTTGGCTAAGAACAAGTCCAGCCCGAAACCACCTTTCAAATCCGCCAGGCCTAAAGCGGCCATGATATCTGTGCCAGTGAGCATGTCTGATGCGGTAGCGCGCGGTGAATCGCTAAACGTTGGCGATTTAGGTGAAAAATATTTTGGAATGGACTCTAATCTCATACTATTTCTCCGATAATGATTTGGCCTACATCGCCCCAAAGTTTTGTTACACGGCCATCCCAAATCCGGCAGTCGTCCTCAAAAATTGCATCCAGCAATGCTTTTTCTAAATTGTCTTTGTCAGGCTTTTGCTGATGCGGTTTCCCGACCATCTCAGCGCGTTTTTTCTTGCTCCAGATCGGCGGCATGGGCAGCACAAAGGTAACGTGATAGCCGCTTTCCGGCAGCGAAATCCGGTTGTGTCGTACCTCATCGCAAAACGCGCGGTAACGCAGCACTGGCGGTCGCTTCGCCCAGCGGTCGCGCTGCGTCATTCTGGGCTTTGGGATCGGGACTATCGCGTAGGTCTTCATGCGTTCTGGGCCTCCATGAGTTTTCGGTATTCGCAGTGCGCGGGGATCGTCAGCCGCAGGCCTCGCTTATGCGCCCACATGTCGATCTGTTCCAGATAGCGGGTCATTTCCCCGGTATCGAGTAATTTTGTTGATTTCACGTAGCGCGTTTCGCCCATGACCGAGATCGGCTTAGGCGGGCAATACAGGTCTTTCAGGTATTCGTGAATATCGTCCTGATTAAATTTGCCCTTCCCTGCGCGCGTCAGCTGCGTGGCCACTTCGCCGTTCCACTTCCACATCAGCGAGTTTTGGCTTAACGATCGCTTCTCTTTCCATTCAACGATACTGACTCGATAGCGCTTGCCAGTGGCCACCAGCTCTTTCAGCACTGGCCATAACTGCGCCTTGGTTGTCTCATGCAGGCAAAAGTCATCCATCACAGATCCCTCTTGGCATAACTGCGGCCGGTAGCGGCCTGCTGTGGTTTCGCGCGGCAGATCTGCGCCGCATGTGCTTGGTCGGTCGGTATGAAGTGGCCATGCTTGAATTCTTGGTAAACGGTTCCCTGGATCCCGAAGCGGTTCTTCGTGACGATGATTTCCGCGAAGGGAGCTGCCGGGCTGTCTTCCTGATATGCCGCTTCGCGGTACAGCATGATGATGCTGTCTGCGTCCTGCTCGATGCTGCCGCTATCACGCAGGTCTGAGTTCGTCGGCCTGCGCTGGCCCATAGGACGCTTTTCAACGTCTCTGGAGAGCTGGCTTAGCGTCATCACAGGGGTTTTTAGGTCTTTTGCCATGCGCTTGAGTGAGCCAGAAATATGCGCAATGGCCAGGTCGTTACGTTCTGCTCGAGGCTTTTCAATGAGGCCAAGATAGTCAGCCAAAATCAGTGAAAGGTTCGGGTGCTCCATCTTGTGCCGCTGAGCAATCGCCCGGATCTGCTCTACCGTGAGTTTGGAGGCATCGACAACCCACACCTGCAAGCCAATAAGACGCTGAATGCCCATGGAAACACGCGCCCACTCTTCGTCGCCCATGCTCTTTGCGGGATTGCGCAGTACGGATACGGGCATGTTTGAAGCATTGGCCAGTTGACGCTCGATAACCTGGTGCGCACTCATTTCCATGCTGAAGATCAATACGCCGCGCGGCATGTCGGCATCACCGATACGCACTGACGTGGTGGCCACACCTTCAGCAACCTTGAGCGCAAACTCGGTCTTCCCCATGCCAGGACGAGCGGCCACGACAACCAGGTCAACTGGGTTCATGCCGCCGGTTATCTCGTCCAGTTCGGGGATCCCGGTTTTGAGCGTATCGGACTCTTCACCATTAAGATTGCGCTGTTCCAGCAGTTCAGCATAAGAACCAAGCAATTCGTTGATGTGGATCGGGCGGTGTTCATCATGCGGTTTCGAGATGGAAAAAATCTTACTGGCGAATGCCTGTATGCCGTCCAGCGCCTGCTCATGATTGTGCGCGCCGGTGATCAGCTCATAGCTAGACTCCATAAGTTTTGTGAACTCGCGGATCTGGTAATACTCGCCAACAACACGCGCATAGCCTTTCAGGTTTGCGACCGACGGGCCACGGTTCCTTGACATGGTTTCCATGATGTCAGCGAAGCACCCCTCGCCCATTGCCTCGGCCACCAGAAGGCCGTCAATCATCCCGCGATTATTGGCCTGACGCATGATCTCCCTAAACGTATCTCGGTACAGCGGCGCGGAGAACGCATCAGGATCAAGTGTGGCGATCACGTCGGCGGCGTCTGGGGTTAACCCGCTCAGCAGCAGGCCGCCGATCACGCTGGCTTCGATATCGATATTATTCACAGGGTTCCCTCCCGTACTTTACGCAGCGTTTCAGGCTTCATCAGGTATTCAAAATCGGCATGCCAGCCGGTGCCGTCCGCGCCGCCGAAGTAGAACTCGCGGGCATCTTCCAGGAATGCAGAAAAGTAGGCCCGGAACCCGGCGGGCGTTTTAGTTGCCAAGTGCGTGACCAGTTCCCGGATCGCTATCTCGCGCCCTCGGTCAAGTTCGACCGGGGCCATGCGCCCATTGGTCACGTCGTTGTAGACATCGATCACCGCTTGGCAGTCGATATCAACGCAGGTCTTCTGCCAAGCTTCGGCGTCGGACAGGTAGCCATCGAAGCGGTTAACCCGGCAGATATTCATCGGCTTGGCGACCGTGTTGTCTCTGCGCTTCCAGGTCATCACCACCCAACGAACAACCAACTGCAGGTCTTGCAGGGTGTAGGCGCTGCGGGATTTGGTTTCTGTCAGCAGCACTGCGAAGGGTTCTGCAGAACGGCAAGATCCGTGTGTGAGTTTGTTGTAATACTCCAAGACCTGTTTTGCTTGTGAGAGAACCTCCTCCGAAAATTCCCCCTTGGGGGCTTTAGGGGGATCTGTTTTTAATGTCTTTTGAATAGTGTCTTTTGTGTGTCCCTGTTTTGGTGACAACCCTGTCACTGTTTTGGTGACACTTTTTGTCACTGCTTTGGTGACAAAGTCACTATCTTGGTGACACTCTGGAATTTGCCACTCAGAGAGGTTCTTATTGGGGCCAATCAGCACCCCTTCGCGCAACAGAACGCGCATGGCGATCAGTTCGTTTTTGGCCTTGTTAACTTTCTGACGTGGCAGCCGGGTCAGCTCTGACAACTGGCTATCAGCGATGCGGTCAACCTTCTTGTTGTAGCCATAGGTCTTGCGGCATACAGCATGCGCAACCTTGGCCTGATTGCGCGTTAAATTAGCGCCTATCAGTTCCTCATACAGCTCATTCGCCAGGCGGATATACCCATCATCGGTATCAGCCACGCGATGCTCCTCGCGCACCACAGGCGCGCGGAATTGAATGATTTCAGCGGTGTTACTCATGGCGCCCTGCCTGCTTTGCCTGTTGAAGCTTGCGAAACTCTTCCACAAAGCGCTTTTGCACTTCTGGCGGTAAGGTGCCGATCGGGTCTGGGCATTTCAGGTAGTCCGCCTGTGTAATTTCCTGTTGTTGCGTTCTGCGCTTGTTTTTGCGTATCATGATTAAAACCTCGCTGGTTTTTCTTAAAGCAAGCTTGGCCGAGCTGTTGGCGCAGTTCGGCTTTGTTTTTTCTTAACGGGCTTATCCTTCTTCGGGCAGCCTGCCAGCACGAACTGACGCGCACGAAAAAGGCAATCATCAAAAGCGGCTCCACGCTTACTGGCCTGTGACATGCGACGGTAGTAATCAGCTCCATGTGCCGCCCCCCCCCTGAGCCAATCCAGGCGGAAAACCTTCAGCTATCAGTTGCTTATTGATATTGTCAAAAACGAAAGTATCCCAAGCCATTAATCCCACCCCAGCGGCCCTGGTCGGCTGCGTTCTGCTTTCAATCCGATATCAGCCAATGTCTCGACCGATGCCAGATAAGCGCGTGATACGAGTACGGCTTCCGGCGGTGCCGCCTGGATGCCGAGTATTGCCAGCTCCCTGGCCATCGAAGCGAAATACCCTTCTGCCTTGCGACGACTCGCGGTCGATTCGCTGATACCGGATTTCTCCGCGTAAAACTTCTGCCCCACCGATGCAAGTCGATTGAGTAATAGCCCCTCAATCTCACGCGGGTTGAGGATAGGAGGTTCTAACTTCCGTGCTATTCCGTTGTTTTCCATTAATAATTTCCCTGTTTTTTTAATACCATTTTTAACTAGCGAGTAATCTCAATCGGCTGGTATTCAGCAGCTCATCTGCTTGGTACTTGCCAGACGAAATGCTCTCTATGGTTTTTGCGTAAGTGGTTTTTCCAAAAAACTCTGTTTTGGGAAGGAAGCCATTTTTTATCCATTTATAAACAGCACGTTCGCTGACGCCACAGGCTTTGGCTACTTCTGGAATACCCACGCCCTTGATTGCAATTTCTAAATTGTTCATTGGGACACCCTTAAATTGAACTTTCAGTACGGATTATGATTGAACTGAAAGTTTTTGCAAGTGGTTTACTATCGAACTCATGGTACAAAATGAAAAAGTGCGTCAAGAATTTTCCCAGCGGCTTGCGCAGGCCTGTAGAGATGCTGGGTTAGATGAACATGGTCGCGGAATGGCTATAGCTAGAGCCTTGGGGTTATCTTCGAAAGGCGTTAGTAAGTGGCTAAATGCCGAGTCACTACCTCGACAGGATAAAATGAATGCCTTGGCTAACTTCCTTCGTGTCGATGTGGTTTGGCTGCAACACGGTAAATCTTCTGAATCTGTCATTAGTATTCACGGCGATAACATCACCTATGCAGGGGCATACAAGGCCGGAAAGAAATATCCAGTACTCAGCAGCGTCCAGGCTGGCGCGTGGGCTGAGGCTGTCGAAACATACACGTTGGCAGATATCGATCTATGGCTGGAGTCTGACGCGCATATTCAAGGCGAGGCGTTCTGGTTGTTGGTTGAGGGTGACTCAATGACGGCACCAGCAGGGATGAGTATTCCAGACGGTACTTTTGTCCTGTTTGATACTGGCCGGGAACCGGTTAATGGAAGTTTGGTGATCGCAAAGTTGTCCGACTCAAACGAAGCGACGTTTAAAAGGCTGATCATGGATGGTGGCTTAAAATACCTAAAGGGACTCAACCCGGCGTGGCCACTCATACCAATCAACGGTAATTGCCGGATCATTGGCGTGGGTGTAGAGACTAAGATGAGGTTGGTTTAGCTCTTAGCTAATGTTTCTATCCATAAAAATATAGGTGTGAATTTTTATGAATGATTATAAAAATAAAAAAACAAATATAGATCAGAGTTTACTCGATGCTTTTTATAAAATAACTCCAGATATATTTTATAAATACTTGTTGTCAAAAGGTGTTTCCTCATTAATATGTCCAGTTTGCAACCATGATAAAATTGGAGTGATGGCAACAATTGGAGGTCATTACCATAATGGTGAAATATCAAAAAAATCATATACTTATGTTGAATCAAGAAAAATAACTGGGATATATGGAGTAATGAGTGAAACCAATAACTTAGGTGACTTTTACTATCCAATGCATTGCGGCAACTGCGGTTATACGCAGTGGTTCTCAGCTATGCCTATCATCGCCTGGATTGAACATGGTGACATAAAATGAAGAGTGGTCTATGATTCAGGAAGAATTTAAGGTAATTCCATTCCCCAACTCAACGCGACATGGTTCCGGGAATGGCGGAGGCGATGATATGAATAGCCGAGTGACAAGAGTTGAAACAATCATCGAGTCGCAAAAACAACTAATTATTGATATTCATGAAGATATTCGCGGAATACGCGCAGATATCCAGCAATTTGACAAAAATACTACAGGTGAACTAAGAAACGTAGAACGACGTTTAGTAGATAAAGCTGAAGAAAATCATAAGTGGGTAATTGCACTTATAATTTCATCAATACTAGTGCCAATACTCCTGTCATTAGTCACTAAATAAAACCCGGCCACCGCGCCGGGTTTTTTTGTGCCTGCCGATCCCCACTCCTGCACTAAATCCGTTCTCCTGCACTTTTTCGATACTCCTGCGCCCTACCCCCGTGCGCGGTTGTCTTACGCCTGAAATTTGAGGCAAATCACTATAGAGCGAAAAATAAATCATCATAAATTTCAATTAATTAAACCAAAAGTTCGTTTTAACCTTCAAGATTCGTACTTATGGTTCTTGATTAATGCGTACTATTGGTTCAATATTCACCCCACAGACAGCCACACCGTCGCCCAGATCACCGGGATTGCTCTTTAACAATTTGATGATTACCAGCAGAACGCGACGTTTAGACCCGTACGCACAAATGCGATGTACCCACCGGGGCGATCCGTCGGAGGGGAAGATTAGCCAGGCCTGAGAGGGAGAACCTGCGTGAATCGGCATCACTGGCGCCGTGGGCTGCTGCTTCAACCAAGAGGATTCGATCATGTAACAGATAGAGAAGTGATTTTACCGCTGCCCTTGCGCTGTCGAGGGTTTCGGCAAGGCCACTAAAGCAGAGGGTTACTCGATGTTTGATATCTCAAAAACCACTTTCAAAATGGCGCTACGTCGCGGACTCGATCTGACCGTAGAAACCAAAGCAAGCAGCGAAGCCACTCTACTGTGCATTTGGGAAGCGGATAACGATTGCGAATGGCTGTGTAGTTACCGCTTTGGCGATGTTCTGAGTTGGAACGGCAATATTTATTTACCTCAGCAAATCAAGGAGGAACTGCCAGCGACGATAAAAAATGAGGCGGAACTGCGCCAAGTAATCTCGTTCATCGCTGCCAGCCTTCATTTTTTAACAACGCACCGAGGCGAACATGAATCACGAGCAGCAACTCAATGATAAGCAGTTGGCAGAACTGATGACTGCGGTTCTTGTTAAAGAGAACCGGATAAAAAATACAGGCCGCAATATGACAATTCGCGAAATCAACACCGAGTTTGCAAATACGGTCGGCGGCATAAAGGTTGAGTTCCTTTCACGCGGTGACGGTGCGGCGCTAAGAGAGTTAGTAGCGCTTACATCGGGAAGCGACCGCAAGTCTGCGAAGCGAAACACGTCCGCTTTATTAAAGCTGCTGACGAAGGAGCAGAAGCGTCGTTCTCGCCATAAATAACAGCCCGGAGGGATGCAGCACTAAATTGGGCTTAAAAGTAAAGGCATCTGACGCCGGGCATCATCCCGGCCCCGAATTCCCAGGCCACCATTCAGTGGCCTTTTCTTTACCCTGAATAAGGCCAAAAAATGACTAATTTGTTGAGCATTTTGAAAGAACAAGGCATTGAACACACGATCAGCCAAGATAACAAAATTACTGTTCCGGGCTCTCTGGACCTGGAAGGCACCGGGATTACCGTGCTGCCGGACGGGCTGAGCGTTGGCGGCTCTCTGGACCTGGAAGGCACCGGGATTACCGTGCTGCCGGACGGGTTAAACGTTGGCGGCCCTCTGGACCTGCGCGGCACCGGTATCACGGCGCTGCCGGACGGGTTAAACGTTGGCGGCTCTCTGGACCTGGAAGGCCCGGTATCACGGCGCTGCCGGACGGGTTAAACGTTGGCGGCTCTCTGGACCTGGAAGGCACCGGTATCACGGCGCTGCCGGACGGGTTAAACGTTGGCGGCTCTCTGGACCTGCGCGGCACCGGTA